AATTACGAGACTTTTATAACATTGGTCAGAATGACCTTGTTGCTTATGTGCTTGACCCTAACCAACAGTTCCAGAAGATTGAACGTCAAGTTCAGGCTGCTGAGATTGGTGTTGCAGCAGCCCGTCAAGGTATTACTGCTGGTGTTCAGGTTGCTGAGCAGTTGGCTGCACAAGGAGTTTCTCAAGCAGAAGCACAAAAGGGTTATGCAACTATTGCAGATATCCTTCCTGACGCTACGAGACTATCTGATATTTATGGTACAACCCTTGAGGGTTATGACCTTGGACAGGCAGAGCAAGAAGTATTTAATCAACTTGCCTCTGCTCAGCGTAGACGACAGAAGTTAACTCAACGAGAAGTTGCAGCATTTGGTGGTTCAAGTGGAATCAACAAAACCAGCCTTACTACATCAAGTGTAGGGCAATTCTAAAATCCTGACATGGACCTATCGGCCCCATGCAGCGTAATAGACCGATAGTAGGAGCCAGCCAGTTTCCCCGAACTGAACTGTGGCCTGCGAACTACAACGAATAGAAGGGTGGGTTGCTATGAGCAACAACAACTGGGATGAAGAAGACGATGACTTTGATACAGACATCGATAACTCTGACGGAAGTGACTTGGTAAAGAAGTTACGGAAAGCAAAGCGTTCGGATGAAAAACGTATTAAAGAACTCACAGAGCAACTTGAGGTATTTTCCAAGGCGCAGCGTGAGTCAACCGTTAAGGAAGTCCTTGAAAAGAAGGGCGTAAATACTAAAGCAGCACGGCTAATCCTAAAAGATATATCCGAAGTTAACGAAGAGTCAATTAATAATTGGCTATCTGACAACGGAGATTTAATTGGGTATCAGCCTAAGTCTAATAATGACGACCTCAATCTTGCGGCATTACGCCAGCAAGATGTTGTGACGCAGCAGGGTATTTCGCCAGATAAAGCAAATGATATGAACGCTCGTCTAAATGGCAATTTTGAGAGCGCTGAAGATTTTATTGCTTTTCTTCAATCACAACAATAATATCCGTTCATAGTCAAGGAGACTAAAAAACATGGCAAACGCATATACAGATACCTCGAGCGGTTCGTTCGGCGGTACAGTAGGCGGCGCTGGTCTCGTACAAAAGGCGTATGACCGCCTTCTCGAGTTCGCTCTCCGTTCAGAACCCCTAATTCGTTCTGTCGCAGATAAGCGCCCCGCACGTCAATCAATTCCAGGTTCAACAGTAGTTTTACAGAAGTACGTTGACCTAGATACAGTAACAGGAACACTGACAGAGACAGTTGACCCAGATGCAGTAGCACTGACAACACCAACCTCTATCACAGTAACACTTAATGAGTACGGTAACGCAGTTCTAGTAACTCGCGCATTGGAACTCTTCTCACTTGCAGATGTAGACCCAGCAATTGCTAACATCATTGCATACAACCTAGCCGATTCTATCGACACAGTTGCAATGACAACTCTACGCTCAGGTTCAAACAACATCTACGCAGGTAACGCAACAGCAGTTGCTAACGTAGATGCAGCAGACACACTAGACTCAGCAGACATCCGTAAGGCTGTAGCAAAGTTGCGTGCCAACAAGGCTAAGGGCCGTCGCGGAAATGCATACTGGGTTGGTATTCACCCAGAAGTTTCACACGACCTTCGTGCTGAGACAGGCGACCTAGGATGGCGCTACCCACAGTCACAGTCTGCTTCAGAAGCAAGCAAGATTTGGGCTGGAGAAATCGGTGAGTACGAAGGCGCGTTCTTCGTAGAGTCATCACGTTTATACAATGCTAAGACAGGTGCAGACCAGTCAACACTAGCAACAACAGCAGTAACAGTAGCAGGAACATCAGCAGGATTTACATTCGGCGTTGCTTCATCTGCAGTTATTGCAACACGTGCTGAAGTTGGTGACAAGATTGCAGGAACAGGTATCGCATCAGGTGCAAAGATTACTGCTATCACTACATCAGGTTCAACAACTACATTTACTGTAGACACAGCAAACACAGCAGCAGTAACAGTTTCAACAACTGTAACTGTAACTCCAGTAACACGTGTATTCAACACAATCGCATGTGGTTCACAGGCAATGGCAGAAGCCGTAGCGGAAGAACCACACGTAGTTATTGGTAACGTAACTGATAAGTTGATGCGTTTCCGCCCAATGGGTTGGTACGGCGTACTTGGCTTCGCAGTCTACCGTGATGAGGCTCTATACCGAATCACATCTGGTTCATCAATCGCTGCTCTCTAGTAGTTAATTGACTGTAGGGCTGGGGCAACCCAGCCTTATGGTGAGTCCACTAAAGGAGGATGAATGTCTAACTGGTTATTTAAAACACCAACAGTTGAAGAAGGCCCTGCTGGCATGCACAGACTGTTTGAGTTTTATAAGTTGGACCGTGGTATATCTATTGTATTAGATACCAATGGACAGTACCAGCAAATTCGTTATCCACTTGATTCTGATTTACCAGACTATCCAGTTGTTTATCGTGGTGGATATAACTACACAGTAGACGATACTACTAAGGCAGCGCTTATTGCTGGCAATGTAGGAGTAACGGAAGCAAACTTTACAGAACTATGAGCCTACATCAAATACAGACACATCCTGAATATGTAGAAGGATGTTTTGGGTGCAAGGTAATGACCCTTGAACTAGGTACAGGTGATGCTGACTCTCGTCGTCAAAGACCACAGAGAGCGTTTAACCAAGAACTAAATGCTTACAATGAGGCTAGGGCACAAGGTATACAACCTGGTGGTACATCAATGCAAAGGATTCGTGAAGCCGAAAAGGCTTCCGAAGTATTAGGCAAGCCATACAACTCAAACACAATGCCTGATGCAAATAAAGTAAACAAATCAACCGTAGCGGTAATGAAAGAGATAGGACAAATATAATGCCAATGGTCGGAAATCAAGAGTTCCCATACACAGCAGCAGGTAAGATGGCAGCAAAGAAGGCTGCTAAGAAGACTGGCATGCCAATGAAGAAGACAGCCAAAAAGACAGCAAAGAAGATGGCTATGAAGAAAATGGGCAAGAAGAAGTAAATGGCAAACCCTGTTAGAGGAGTTATTAAGCGAGTCAAAACGGTAGCCCGTGAAGTTCGTGATATTCCTACAGCATTGGGTACTGGCATTGCTGCTTCGCAAGATTATAAGCAACGCGGTCCTGGAAATGCTGCTACCGCAAAAGCAAATGCTAATGCCTCAGATAAAAACTGGGATAAGCAGTTAGCAGAAGTTGCTAGAGCAATTGTTAAAGGAAAGTCTGGCACACGCTCAGATAAGTTTGACTCAAAAGGCAAGTACACAAGAGGATAAATATGAAGACTAAAAAGCATCCTGGATTTAAAGCAGTCCAAAAAAAGATTGCTAAAAAGTCTAATGTATCTATGAAAGCAGCAGGTGCAATTCTTGCATCATCTAGCCGTAAGGCTAGCGCTGCTGCTAAGAAAAAAAATCCACGTTTAAAGAAGGTTAAAGGATAATGTCAGACCCTAGACTAAAGCGAGCAGGAGTGTCAGGCTTTAACAAGCCTAAGCGCACACCAAGTCATCCAACAAAATCACATGTAGTTGTGGCTAAAGAAGGCGATAAGGTTAAAACTATTCGCTTTGGTCAGCAGGGTGTTACTGGCGATAGAAAGCCAACAGCCCGTCAAAAGTCCTTTAAAGCACGTCATGCCAAGAACATTGCCAAAGGCAAAATGTCAGCAGCCTACTGGGCGGATAAAGTCAAGTGGTAAAAAAGAAGGCTAAGTCTAAAGTTAATGCGGCTGGTAACTACACAAAGCCAGCAATGCGTGCTTCTTTGTTTAAGAAAATTAAAGCAGGCTCAAAAGGTGGAGACCCTGGTGAATGGTCTGCCCGTAAAGCCCAGTTGCTTGCAGTTGAGTATAAGAAAGCAGGAGGCGGTTACAAGTAATGGCACTTGCTAAGTCACAGAAGTCCTTAAAAAAATGGACCAAAGAAGAGTGGACAACTTCTGATGGCAAACCATCTAAAGGTAAGAAAAGATATCTACCCAAGAAAGCATGGTCTGCGCTAAGCGCATCTGAAAAAGCAGCCACTAATAAGGCTAAGGCTGCTGGCAATGCAAAGGGTAAGCAGTTTGTAAAACAACCAAAGTCAATAGCAAAGAAGGCTGCGAGGTTTAGATAATGGCAACAGGAGTAGCAGGTAGTACATTTGCTGATGAGTTAAATCGTCTTGCAAATGGTGGAACATACCCAACACCAGATGCATACCAGTCCGAACAAGGTGCAGCAAACAACTATGCTGACACTAATGGCTTAGGTATTATTGCAGCACTAAATATTAAAGCCAGTGCTAGCCGTCAGCCTAATAATTACAAGATGTTAAACGCTATCTGTAACGAACTAGCGGGAACTACTGGACTATCAGCAGTTGTTGCACTAAGGAGCATAGACCTATGACAACAACATTGACACAGATGATTGATGAAGTACTTATCAATCTATCGGGTTACACATACCAGCAAGACCGCTCTACTTATCTTAGAACTGCGGTTAGTACTTTAACCTCACCAAGTACTGCACCTACAATCTTGTCTCTTGGAGACACTAGCAATGTAGGCAAAGGTGTACTTGAAATTGATGAAGAGTTAATGTGGGTTGATTCGTTTGACCGTGTTGGTAATACAGCAACAGTCGCCCCCTACGGGCGAGGCTATCTGGGAACAGATGCTGCTACTCATGCTGCGGATGTAAAGGTTACTATCTCACCTATTTTCCCGCGCTATGTTATTAAGAAGGCTATTAACGATACTATTGAAGCAGTTGGTTCTGCTATCTATGCAGTTAAACAAACATCATTTGTTTACAATGCAGCAGTAACAACTTATGAGTTCCAAGATTTAAACATAGAGAATATTCTTACTATGTCGTGGCAAGATATTGGTCCAACAAAAGAATGGATTAGAGTTCGTAGATGGACCTTTGACCCATTGGCCGATAGTGCAACATGGGGTAGCGGTTCACAAACTGTAACTATTCATGATGTTATTATTCCTGGTAGAACTGTTAAGGCTATGTATGCTACACACCCATTACCTTTTACAAGTAACTCACAAGATTTTTCTACACAGACTGGATTATCAAATACAGTTAAAGATGTAATTATTTTAGGCGCAGCCTACAGATTGCTGTCTTATCTTGACCCAGCCCGTGCTGCTCAATACAGTCCACAGTCTGATGAGATTGACTCTAAGCGTCCGTTTGGTGCATCTAATACAGCAGTGCGTCAAATTTTTGGACTATACCAACAGCGTCTTAATGAAGAAAAACAAAAGCAATTAACTCAGTACCCAACACGAGTTCACTACAGCCGATAGGAATATAAATGACAACTAGAAATTACTCCTCACGCTCTCAGCAATCTACGCTGACTAGCGCGGTTACTGCTGGTGCAACAACGATTGTTGTTCAGTCTGGGCCTGCGCTTCTTGGTGGTGCAACCATCTCAGGTGGCACAACCTTTACTCTGGTTATTGACCCAGATACAGCGCTCGAAGAAATTGTAGATGCCACGGCGGTATCTACCAACACCTTTACTATTACCCGTGCCATAGATGGCTCTTCCGCCCAAGCCCACTCGGCTGGTGCTGTTGTTCGCCACATGGCTATTGGTCGTGACTATCGCGAGGCTAATGTTCACATTGAGTCTACAACAGGCGTGCACGGGGCTACAGGGGCTGTGGTAGGTACTACAGATACTCAGACCCTAACTAATAAAACCCTTACAGCCCCTACAATCACCAACCCAAGCATTTCTGGTGCAGGGGTAGATGCAAGCATTGTCTTTGAAGGCGCAACTGCAGATGCTCACGAAACAACATTGACTGTTGAAGAACCAACTGCTGACCGCACAATTACTTTGCCTAATGCAACAGGCACGGTAGTACTGGCAGCAGTAGCACAGACATTAACTAACAAGACTATGGGTGATGCCCTTAATGCTGGTGGGTTCAAGATTACAAATCTTGCTACACCAACAGATGCAAGTGATGCAGTACGTAAAGACTTTGCAGATGCTCAGGTAGCAGCAGCAGCGACAAGCGCTGCGAGTGCTGCGACATCCGCTACATCAGCAGCGGCTTCGGCTACAACTGCTGCAGCCTCTGTTGCCACAATCGCTGGATACGCAAGCGCCGCTGCGACAAGTGCAACATCTGCTTCTGCTAGTGCTACTGCTGCAGCAACATCTGCTTCATCTGCATCCACATCAGCAGGAAGTTCAGAAACATCTGCAATCGCATCTGCAACATCAGCAAGTGCTTCTGCAAGTTCTGCAACAGCAGCAGCAACTTCTGCTACAAGTTCAGCAGCCTCTGCAACAGCAGCCGCAACAAGTGCAACTAGCGCTGCAGCAAGTGCGACAGCAGCGGCTACATCAGCCACATCTGCTGCTGCTAGTGCAACGACTGCTGCTAACTCAGTAGCAACAATTGCAGGTTATGCAACATCATCAGCCAACTCAGCAACCGCTGCAGCCACAAGCGCTACAAGCGCTGCTGCTTCTGCAACTGATGCATCTACATCCGCAGCAAGTGCAGCAACATCGGCAACAAGCGCGGCTGCATCTTATGACCAGTTTGATGATAGATACCTAGGTTCTAAAACATCTGACCCAACAGTAGACAATGATGGCAACGCTCTTATTACTGGAGCACTTTACTTCAACTCAGTAGTAAGTGCTATGAAGGTATACAATGGTTCCTCTTGGGACTTAGTAGCACCAGATACATCTAACTTTATACAGAAGACATTACTTACTGCTAAAGGCTCAATTATTACAGCAACTGGTGCATCAACACCAGCAGAGTTAAGCGTTGCTACGACTAGTGGATATTTACTATCTGTTAATAGTGCAACGGCATCAGGACTTGAATGGGCAGCACCTCCCGCTGGCTACTTAGCACCAACACTAGGCTCAACATCTATTGGCTCAGGTGCAACAGTAACCAATGTTAATGGGTTAACAATTAACTCAACAACAATTCCAACATCAGCCACGTTAGCAAAGACAGCAGATAAACTATCAGTCTTCGCAGCGACTACATCTGCAGAACTTGCGGGAGTTATCTCTGATGAAACAGGTTCTGGTGCGCTAGTATTTGCAGCAGCACCTACTCTAACTGGAACTGTAATAGCATCAGGAGATATAAATATGTCTGGCGCTGGTGGAGTTGGAAGTATTAACGATGAATTTGCCCTAATCCTTATGGGCGCACTCTAAACGAAAGGTAGGAAATAATGGCTACGACAACAAAAGCGCTGGCTAGAACAGCAGCAACAACTAATACAGCAACAACTCTATACACAACACCAGCAGGTTCAAGTGCTGTTGTAACAAACATTGTTGTATCTAATACAGCAGGTTCAAGTTCAACAGTAACCATCGGGCTCAATGGAGTTAACTTAATCCCAACTACAAGCATTGCAGCAAACACGGTAGCAATGTTTGATATTAAGCAGGTCATTGCTGCAACCCAGACAATCACTGGTGGAGCATCAACTACTGCAGTAAATATTCATATTAGTGGAGTGGAGATAGCGTAATGGGTATTGCAACTTTTCCTGCTGGCTCAAGCGGAGCAACAACAACTGAAATTGTATCATCATTACAATCAAATGCTGTTTTAAATTCTAGTTTAGTTTCAAATTCAACCATACCTTCTGGTTTAACTTTGCGTCATACAGTTAATACAACTGGAACAATTACTTATAGTGGTTCACCAAAACTTGTTTATGTAATTATGGCAGGTGGCGGTGGCGCTGGAGGTGGCACGCGTTCATCTGGTGGCGGTGGTGGTGGAGCCGTTATTGCAGCGTGGACTCAACCAGCAACAAGCGTAGTAATTGGCGCAGGTGGAACTTCAACAGGTACTGCAGGTGTCGGTGGCAATACAAGTTTTGGTTTTCTTGTTGCAACTGGTGGAATGGCAGGTGGCAATGCCGCTACTGCAGATGTTAACAATAACTCAGTATTCGGTGGCGGTGCTGGTGGAGGTGGTAGTAATAGTGGTGCTGCCTATGCTGGAGGTACTGGTTCAAAGTCAGAAGGTTTTACTGGAGGTGCTGGTGGTCTCGCTGTTAGACTAACTTCAACTGCTGGGGGTAAAGGCTTTGCAGGACACGCTGCGGGCGGCGGAGGTGGAGCAGTAAATGTTTTGAATGCTCAAGGAAGTCCTACTGCAGGTGCTGGTGGCAATGGATTTACAGGCGGTGGTGGAGGTCATTCTGCTGCTGACTTAAATGGTTTTTCTGGTACTTGCACTGCAGGTGCTGGTGGTTCTGGATTTTTTGGCGCAGGAACAGCAGGAAATTCAACTACAAATAGCGGTGCTCCAAACGTTGGTGGTAGCGGAGGAACAGGACTTACTGGCGCTGGAACACAAGGAGGTATTGCTCTTAATGGTAATGCCCAAGGCGGCACTGGCGGTGCTGGTGGCGGCGGTGGTGGCGGTGGCGGCGGCAGCGGTACAGTAGGACCTGGCGGCGCTGGTGCTGTACTAGTATATTACTAAGGAGAAATAAATGGCTAAATTTGCTGTATTAAACGGTAATAAAATTTCTAATGTAATTATTGCTGATACAAAAGAAATTGCAGAAAATCTTACAAATACCACTTGCATTGAAATTTTAGATTCCAATGTTGGTTTGGGTTATATTTACGATTCTACAACAAATTCATTTATGATTGAATCAAATGAATAAGATTGTATTTACAAATACAACAGATGATGATTTTATTACAAAGCCTAAACCATCAAGTCAAGTAATCCCTGATTGGTATAAGCAAACAGAATCATATAGAGGTGGCAAAAAAGGTTTAACCGAAAGATTAAATACTAACGGTACTATAAAAAAATGTATGCCTGTATTTGATGCAATGACTGCTGGTTATATTTTATCAACTGCTGCTGATATTTTTGTAAAACAAGAAAATGGCAAACCAGCATTTTATTGGTCTAACCACAGTATGATTGAGTTTCACGAACTTAATCAAGGTGGGTTACATCCATCAATTCAAGACCAAGATGGAGACTTGCCAAAATTTATTAACCATTGGGCAATTAAAACACCCAAAGGATACTCAACTCTATTTGTAGCACCATTCCACAGAAAAGAAATCTTTGCAATTTTTCCTGGGGTGGTTGATACGGATGAGTTTAATGCTCCAGTTAATTTTCCATTTATGTTAAAAGACCTTACATTTGAAGGCGTGATACCTGCTGGAACCCCAATAGTTCAGGTAATACCTTTCAAAAGAGAATCTTGGCAGATGGAATTAGGTGGAGAAAAAGAACTTAAGTTGCATTTTGATTCTTTGAAAAGATTGCAAAATAAGTTTTTTGATAGATATAAAAGTTTAATGAGGACTCCGAAGGAATATAAATAATGGAATACAAATATGATTGCAATGGATGCACTAAGCGTTATACAGAAATTAGAGGCACTGATGAGTCTCAATATGTGACAATATGTGATGCTTGTGGTGGATTGTATGTTGAGGTAAATGACTAGCGAATATCCTTGCAAGCACAATGATTGCGATAATCAAATGATGATTATGGGTTATTGTGATGAGCACTGGCAAATTGTTAAGTCAACTTGGAAACCATAATAACAAATAGTTATTACCCCTGAGTATGGGTGTAAACTGCTCAATTAACAATTATAAGGGGATACAATGACTAAAGTAAATAAAGGAACGCTAACAATCGGCTGGTGCGACAACGGTAATACTGATGGTAAGTTCACAGAAGGCGTTGTTAGCGTAGCGCTACAGTGCGCGAATAACGGCATTGAACTAACCCACAGCATGCGAGTGCAGGGCAATCAGATTGGCAGACAACGCCAGGTTCTGTTTGACTATTGGGCTGACCATATCAAGAGTGACTGGCTGCTATGGATTGACTCAGATATTGTAGTTAACATGGAAGTAGTTACCAAACTGTGGGATGCTGCTGACAAGATTAACCGACCAGTAGTTAGTGGCACATACTTTATTTCTAAGGAACATGAAGGTACATTGGCTAAGCCATACCCAGCATTGTTCTATGATGTAGATGAATTTAGTATCCAGCATGTTCACCCGTTACCAGATAACGAACTTATTAAAGTAGATAGTGCAGGGTTTGGATTTGTACTTATGCACAAGTCAATTATTCCTAAGATGCGTGAGAAGTTTCCAGACCAGTCAATGTTTGCAGAACAAGAAAACGTTGGCGATAAGTATGTAGGTGAAGACATTGTCTTTTTCCGTAAGATGCAAGCAGCAGGAATTCCATTACATGCACATACTGGTGCATTAGTAAAACACATGAAACGTTTCAGCCTTGACTATGGATACTACGCACTGTACTGGGCACATGAACATTTAAAGAATAAACTTAACGAACAACAAGACTAGGAGTCTAAGTGGCTAATCGTGATATTACCGAAGGTCGTGCAACGCGAGCCATTGCTGTCGATGTTGGTGTCGTTGCCACCTCTGCTATCTGGCAAAATACAGATATAGCCTATGACGTTGCTGTTGGTGGTATGCCGTTTATCTATGCTATTAGCGACGCTCGTCCATACATCCGTCAAACCGCACCGTTTCGTAAAGAACAATTTGATAATCAAACAGAACCAGGTGAGCAATCGCTTACTGGTTGGTGGATTCGTAGTCAGATGTCCTTTCATGGTGGAGATGGCATAACATTTTTTGACCCAGCAGATGCACCAGCCAACTCTCCAGCACAGTACCGTTTTGCAGATAGCCAAGGGGTAAATGTATTTGAGCAAGGGCAAGTAACTTTACTTAAAAGTGTAACCGATGTGCATCAGACTACTGGTTCAGTTGTAGGAACGGACCATCAACATGTTAACCAACATGTACGTTCTATTCAATGGTCAGAAGTTAACGGTGTCCTACTACATGATGAGTTTGATGTAGATAAAATCTATCCATCAATTACTGTATCAATAACTAACAAAGCCTTAACTAGTAATGTAGCAACCCTTACCACATCAGCGGCACACGGACTTACAGTTGGTATGACTATTGTAATTACAGGTGTAGATGCTACATTTAATGGCTCTTATCGTATTACTGGTGTACCCACTACTACCACTTTTACCTATGCTAAGGTTGCATCTAACGTAACTTTAACTGCAGTATCACCAGTTGGTACTGGTATAACAGACCCAGTAATCCACTACATTGATTATCTTTCAGGTACTGATAGAAAAGTATTTGCTATTTGTGATGACGGAGTTAATGCCTACTGGGTAACAAACAAAACATCAGGCGGAAATCAACGCCTTACTATGTTTAAAAAGCCACTATCGGGTGATTCAATTACTGGTTCATCTAACCCATCTGCTACTGGTGACGTTACTCAAATGTTCCAAGATGCAAATATTGAAATTCAATATGCTGCTATGGAGTTTGTTAAAGACCGTATAGTTCTTTGTGTAAATAATGCAGTGTATGAATTAGCAACTAATGCTACTACACTTCCAAGCCCAGTATACACAAATCCTAATACTAACTATCACTATACATCTGTGGCTGCATCTGGTCCTGCTATCTATACTGCTGGACATTCTGGTATTTATTCTACTATCCAAAAGTACACACTATCTACCGCTGGTGTAATGCCTACTCTTACATCTGCTGTTGTTGCAGCGGAATTACCTGCTGGTGAGATTGTGGAAAAGTTATACTACTACCTAGGTTACATGATGATTGGAACTAATAAAGGTATTCGAGTTGCAACAGTCTCAGACCAAGACGGTTCTATTAACTATGGTCCTTTAATTGTAGAAACAACGCAACCAGTCTATGACTTTGCTGCTAGAGATAGATTTGTTTGGGTAGCATCAGGCATAGGTGCTTTAGATGGCGGACTTATCCGCCTTGATTTAGGAACAGAAATAGAACCATTGCGTTTTGCTTATGCAAACGACTTACAGGTTCAACAAACAACAGAACATTACACAACAGGTGTAGCATTTCTTGGCACAACTAACAGACTTGCATTTACAACAGCATATAATGTTACAGATGGTGCAATCTATTTAGAATCAGCCACAGAATTAGTATCTAATGGCTACTTAACTACTGGTTATATCAGATACAACACACTAGAACCTAAAAACTTTAAGCGTCTTATTGCACGTGGAGATTATGAGTTTGGGTCTATGACTCTACAAACAATTACTGCTGATGGCACTGCGTTTGATGTCGTATCTTATGACTCATCAGTACCACCAGTTGAAGTAACTACATCTAATCCACAGGAAGCACAGGAGTATTTATCCTACAAGTTTATATTGTTTCGTGATGGTACTGACTCAAGTAAAGGTCCTGTTATGGAGGGCTACCAAGCAAAGGCTTACATTGCTACCCCACGCCAAAGAATTATAAAGTTTCCTGTCTATTGTTATGATGTAGAAACAGATAAGTACAATGTACTAACGGGATATGACGGAAGAGCATTTGACAGAATCTCACAACTAGAATCTGTCGAACAAAACGGTGACGTTGTTACATGGCAAGATTTAACCACAGGTGAATCTCGTCAGGCACTCATCGAGCAGGTCTCATTTACTCGACTCACTCCACCTGACCGTGGCTTTAATGGTTATGGTGGCATCATTGATATCACGATAAGGACTGTGTAATGCAAGCACAAGACTATGCAACAGTTGCTGTTGCAGTATGCACAATCATCGGTGGCTTTGCTGCATCAGTACGCTGGATGGTTAAGCACTACCTCAATGAACTCAAGCCTAATGGTGGTTCATCACTTAAAGATTCAGTATCAAGATTAGAAGAACGCATAGATGACCTGTACCGATTGGTTGCAGAGAAATGAGTAACGATGAAACCTGTTGTCAAGAGAGCCACACCTGCCGCTATTGCTGTCCTTCGACAAGCCACAGCGATAGCGCCATCTCGTATGAAAGCATCCGATGGGCTTCTGCCGTCGAACGCTCATTTAAAACAGAGTCCAACCAGCGACCATAACACTGGGCTTGCAGTTGACTTAACACATGACCCTAAGAATGGAATTGATTGTGCTGACATTTTTGAAAAACTTAAAGAAGATAAGCGGGTTACTTACCTCATCTTCAAAGGCAAGATATGGTCTAAAGAAAAGGCTAAACAAGGAAACAGACAGTACACTGGGAGTAATCCTCATAACAAGCATCTACATATTTCTATTGATGCTGCTTGCTCTGCCGATACTTCTCCATGGTTTTGGTGGATGAATCAACCTAAAATTATTAACCAAGTTATTTCAAAGGTAACTCCAGTACCTGCTAAGAAAGCATATACAAAACAAGTTTGTACTTGCTGCAAATTGCACAGTACAAAATCCTAATCCCCTAGGAGGAAATGATGGAACAATTCAAGCAACTCGCACTCACATGGTTTCGTGCAGCAGCAGCATCTGCTGTAGCACTATTCCTTGCAGGTGAGTCAGACCTAAAGACACTAGCAATGGCAGCATTGGCTGGTTTTGCTGGTCCTCTACTCAAGTGGCTAGATAACTCTGCCCCAGAGTTTGGTCGCGGTTCAAAGTAGTACTTATTTAAGGGGCCTAGCAGCCCCATAGAGACAAGAAGCCCCCAGAACTGGTATTTCTACCAGCGCTGGGGGTCTTTTTGTTATTTACGCAGAGAGTTGATTATGTCCTCTACTTTAATAAGGTAACCCTTACTAGGGTTTGGAGGTATGTTGCAGGTAATGGCTCTTCCCCTTGCCGTAACTACCTGTTTCAGTACCTCCGTTGGTACCAACAGGGTTGTCCCCTCCAGCACGAAAGCCCAGTATTTTGCTTTAGTACTGGACAATCCTGACAGGTACCAATTCTCGTTGTTGTGCGACCAGCAAACTGTTTCGATGTATAGGTTGCCAGTATCTTTCCATTTTAAATCTGTCTTTACTTCTACTGTGGTACCACCTGTTAGTAGTTGTTCTACTAACCCTTCTCCTTCTTGTCCTCTTGCCAGGTCTAAGTCGAAGTCTGATAGTTTGCTCATGGATATCCTAAGTATAGTGGCTTGGGTGTAATGTTTAGTTTGTTTCTCATTAACTTACGCTCATACTCTGTAGTGCCACCCCAAAATCCAAAGACTGCGTTTTTGAGTGAATAGTCTAAGCACTGCTTTTTAACCTCACAGTTACCACAGATTTTTTTGAGCATCTTAACTTCTCTATATGTAGAACTACCATCTGGTACAAAGAACTCTTCTGAATCTACACTTCTGCAGTTAGGTGTTCCTTGCCAATCTGGATACTCCATCTTATCCTCCTGTTGAGTAGAAGCCTGAGCCATTAAACTTAACGGCTGGTACTGACCATATACGCTGCATTGTTTCACCACAAGTCTTGCATGCAGGGGGAATATTTTCGTTAATCTCTATTACATCTGTGCAATAGTTGCATTTAAAATCAAATAGTGGCATTAAATAATGTCCTCGTTTTTTGGGTAAGGGAGTGTGACCATTGACCCACAGTTAACGCACTCTCCATCAAGGAAATAAAAGCATAGTTCACCTTGGTCAAACGCAACAAGCGCATGAAATACATCCCCTCCACATACGCAAACATCTCCAATAGATTCTCCTCGCAAATCCATAGCGTGTGTGTAATCCGTTGGGTGTAATAACTCTCTGATTTCTTTGACAACATCATTCTCCTCGTTCATCATCTACCTCTACCAAATCTTCATCAGATTGTGGTTTCCAACCACCAAGGTTTCTAATAAGAGATGCAATAGTTCTTTGCACTTTCATGCGTGCACCATCTGGAGTTGTATTTAATTCTTTAGCGGTCTCGCTCCACTCAACATTGTCTACTGTAAATCTAACTTTAAGAATAAACTGTTTTGCTTCTGACAGTTTGTAATATGCTGCGGCAATATCAGACCTGAGTACTAACCAGTTGTTACCATCGTTGGCTGTTTCTGATTTGTTAAACTTAAAGTTGAGGTCTTTAATTTTAGTTGGAATCTCATACGACTCAGCAATAATGGAAGGCAAGAAGGCTTCGATAACTGATGCATCGTAGTAGTAAAGGTCAAGCAACTCATAGCCAACCGTTCGTGCCTTCTCGCGTTCACAATAAGTAATTGCTTTATTGCGAAGAGACTTGGCTATGAGTTTGTCTTTGTCTTTTCGTGGCAGGGTTGACCACTCTTTGTACTTAACTGGGTGACTAACGAACCATATCCACAGCACCTGCTGTATGTCTTGCTGGTCAGTCATTGGGTATTTGCGCTGGTATTCGGCAGCAATAGCCACAACCATCTGCTCATACTCTTCTAAGTAGTCCACGTTATCCCTCTGCTACGCCTTCCCATTGTCGCCTTTGCACCAATAGTCCGATTATTGCATAGTTTGCTAGGTCAATAAAGGTATCTTCAATACTTTCATAGTTGGGCGTGTCGCTACTTTTGTAGTAAAGATTTTCTAATCGTGCCATCTTGTCGTGCATACGCACAAGAAGTCCATTCATTGCACCACCTGGAGCATTCGCTATGTTAAATGGGCCGTAGTCTTGGTGTTTACGTATCATAATTATACGCAGTTCATTTAATATATCTTCAAAATTATTCAGGTCTTTCATCAAGTATCTCCCTAGCCTGTTCTTCAAAGTCCATCATTGCTTCTTGCACTAACACTTCTTCTACAATCTCATCTCCATGCCCTGCCTCTGACGATACTAGCACGGCTGCCAGCATAGTTAGCATGCTGTTTGCTTTATCGTGGTCTACTTTGTTTGCTATCCATACATCTCTTAACGCATTAAGGATATCTAATCCTTTGCTGTTGGAGATTGGTATGCCTATGTATCTAGGATGTTCCTTGATGAACTCCCATACATCTTCACCGTTATTAAGAAATGCATTTTCGGATTCGCTCATTAATAAACTCTGCCCCCTCTAGCATTACTATGCTGTTTACATCATGCCCTTCTGGCATCTGTACTATATTAACATTACCTAACTCTCGGCTAACTTTCTTGCCAAAATCCATACCTGCTGTATCACCATCTGCTAATACAATTACTGTATCAAAGTCATCTAATATCTTAGAGTAAAAAGGTTTCCAATTGTTGGCCCCTGGAATACCTATGGCTGGATGGTTAGTCTTGACACTAACTGTAATGCAATCTATTTCTCCCTCTGTCACACAGATATAATCTGATGCAGTAAGAACTACTTGTGCATTGAACATGCTGGTCTTAGCACCTGGCATACCCATATACTTTGGGTCAGCATTACCTATCGCTCTGAATCTAATATCAACTACACCTGATGGTGTTATGTAGGGTATTGCTAGCCTGCCTGTGTACTGTTCATGACCTGGAAGAGCGTCCTTTACCACTCCAAGATGAAAGCGTTGCGCCTCGTCGACCGAGAGATTGCGTGTTGCTAGATACTCTGCTGCTAGATGAATCTGACTTGCGTACTGGTGCGTCGCCTGTAAGAGAAATTGTCTGTGCGAACTTGACAGCCTCACTGTAGTTACCTCCTTCTCTATGCATAATTAAATCGTATACATCTCCACCAACACCACATCCGTGGCATTTGAATCTTTCTTCTTCAAAGTTAATACCTGCTGATGCATGACTATCACTATGAAATGGACACTTAATTTTGCGCCAGCCGTGTCCCTCAGTAGGCACGGCTGCGCCTACATATCTTAAGTAGTCTGCGATACTATGTTTCACCCATTGCCTTTCTGATTAGGGCAAGCCAAATGTTGGCTGGCATTGTGCAATACCACTCACCAACATCTGACTTGCCTTTCCGCTTATGCAGAACTGTCCCAGTCCACGCGTTATCATTCTTGATTTCTACTTCTAACTCTTTGACCCAAGCGCTTAAGTCCATGCGGACGTGGTCTTTAACCTCGATGGTCACTCCATTCACACCGCTGATATCACCTTTGTCTAGTTGTGCTCCTGCGATTCTGCGGTCTGCATATGGAAAGCCATTAACCTTTAACCACTTGACAGCATCTGCTTCTGCTTTGCTGCCCTTACGCTTGGCTGCTGTACTCATTCTTGTGGCTCGTCCCTAACTTCCGTTAGTTCCCATCTACCTGTTTCTGCTTTCTTTGCGCGTTCTTCGGCTATCTTTAATGATGATGCACGAATAACTTTTACTTTATATTGTGAGTATGTAACTCTATACTTTGGCATTACACTACCTCCTTTTGTTGGTATCTAACTGTTACATCTTCTAAGTACATAGACTCAGGATTAAATGACAGAGTAACATAGTTGCTGCCTGTTTGGTCAGCCCGTCCGTATCTGTTTTTAACTGGGGCTACACATAGATATGTTTCATCTCCCTGTTTCATCTGTCCTATTGTAAGTACCATTGCTGGTATCTGATTGACCATGCCTTGCACTGCACTACGCGGCTGACAAGGATAGCCATCAAAGCCTTCTTTAGTATGATGTAGTACCAACACTGCTGCGTTGGTATCTCTGGCTAGGTACTTAAGTTCTTTCATAACGGCACGCATTGCACCGAACTCATCGTACCCATCCATTGCTACATCCATTAGGTTGTCTACCACAATCAAGGTAGGACTTTTACCCCATACAGTTTCAAAGGCTGAGACTTCATCATCTAAGTCTTTAAGTGTAGGGCTAGATTCAAATGACCAAAACAAATGATTGTTGAGTTGCAGTATTTCATGTGACTTGTCTGGGTTATTCTTTAGCAAACTTTCTGCTGCTGTCTGTGTCATCTTGCCAGTCATGGCAATCAAACGCATAGCCATTGTGTGTGCATTGGTATCTGCTGAAAAGTAAAGTGTAGGATGTTTTGTTTTTGCAGCAATAGACAATGCAACTGATGACTTACCTGCACCTGGAGTGCCAGCGATTACAGTTACTTCTGCACGACGCAGAATAATACCAGCCCTTTCAAATGCAGCAAAGGCAGGTGGTAATGGTTCGCCACCTACCTCTGCTTTATTTATAGAGCGTTTAAGGGTTTTCACTTAATCTGTTCTGGAACAAAAGTGTTCCATTCAGGTGATTGAACTGTAACGTATTGGTTCTTGCACTTGTCGAAAGCACCCTTCGGTGCTGGACAAAACCAACCTTTGTATGGCTTACCGTCTTTACCCATACCTTGAATTGCAGTCATCTTACCGTGTGGACAATTGCGTCCACCAATGATTTGAGTTGGTGCTGGTGCATATTCTTGGGCAGAAACTGGTGCTCCTGTTTCAATGATGTTGCCATTGAACGCTGCTGCTACTGACTGTGCTGATGGGGCTGGAGTACCGCGTACTGCGGACTCTAGTTCTTGTGCTGCTGATGCAATTGCATGCACTGATAGTGCAATGACATTGTCTAGTTCGTCTCCGCTTTCTGCGCGGACTGTTACAAGACTACCTGCTGGTGTCTTTACTGTGATACTGATTGGTGCTTCTGTGCTAGGCACTATCTTCTCCTTGCTCAAATGGAGTGGCTAGACCCTTCTGGTCACGCCACTGTCTTACTTTCATTGCAAACTGTACACCTTTCCATCCTTCTTTGATGTCAATCCATACTAGTTTGCATGTTCCTGTCCCTGCTGGGGCATGAATTATAATTGCTTTCTCTTTATTGATGTCGCCCCATGTGCCACGGCTTGCCGTGTCCGCCATATACGGCATGCCGTTGGCATAGATTGCTAACTGCATTGATATATTATTTGGATGGTCAATGCGACCTGTCTTAAGGTCAGCAATAAATCGCTCACCTTTGTACTCAACAACTCTATCTGGTGTTCCAGCAATTTTAAACTTATCAAGAACTGTGAACTGTTCAATGAATAAGTTAGTTAATATACTGGTTGCCTGTTCATAGGCTTTGATGTCTGGCATCCATTGTTCTGGTACTGGACCTAACTCTAATCCTAAATCTAACTTCTCTGTTAGTGCGTGTATGGCTGTGCCTATTGTTGCTGCTTTACTTGCACCTGCTGCATCCATGGCTTCTTCAATGTATGCATTAACTAACTTGTTATCTTCTGCTGCTACGCCTATGGCTAATAGTAAGTCTGGTCTGCTTGTTAAACCTATTGCTGCCATTCTCATTTTCCATGCCGTTAATGCTGACGCATCATCAAGACTATTAGCGATTGTAGTAGCGCGAGTATAAGCAATTGCTTTACCACCTTTTGGTGGTACAACCATTGGTCTACCGTATCTATCTCTTGCTATTTCTGTTGGCATTTGTCTCCTTGTTTAGTGTCCCGTGTTCGCAGATGGCGGGACCACCCATCCCCAAGTCTAACACATAGTAGAAATGAATAAACTCCTATGTGTTAGATAGCGCTGCTGATGTTGGTTACTCTCGCTCGATGTCTTGTACTCGTACATCTGGGTCGTGCAACTCTAAGTCGTAGCCGCTGACTTCGATGTTGTCCGTAATGATATCTTCAACTTCCTCAGGGGAGGTAGCCTTGATACCAGTAACAGTAACTGTAATCTCTACAGTTGCTGACCAGGTTGCAGTAAGTACATCTGAACCGATTGACTCTAGTAATTCGTTCACATCGTCACGTGTAACTGTTACCTCATCTGAACCATCATCAAATGCTTCCGAAAAGAAATCATACACTTTGCCACGCAAAGTTGCAATCTTTCTATAGCCTTCTTGCGCTTCAAGTGAAACTGATTCTAGTCTCAACTTAGTTGTAGACTCACTCTTGATTAGTTCTTTGAGTGAATCTTCTGTGAAGTTGTAAGTTACTGCGTCTACTGTTATTGGGTTTAAGTACATCATTCTCCTTAGATTCCGACTAGTTCTAGTGCTCGTAGTTTAATGCCATCATTACGCCCTGCTAGGGTAGCAATACTAGCATCTTTTTGAGAGTAATGGTCAGCATATTCTACAACTGCTTGCCATAAACCAAACTCTGTTCCGCGAATGTTCTCTTGCGTTGGGCTATCTGAGTAGATAGCAAACGCCTTCTGTCGTGCATTAAGAGCACGAGACTTGGCGTTCTTTTCACCCTTGGATAGTAGGTGCAGCGGTGCGTTTTCTATTTTGGTTGGCAATGCCCATACCTGTTTGAAGTACGCAGTTGCTTTGTTGATGTCTGCTTCACGCTGCATTAGATAGTTAGCAAGGTTGCTATACTCATCAATACTGGTGTAGGTTAGGTCAAGAATGTTTCGCATATCAGATACTGATAGCACCGCGTTTTGTGTATGACGCAGTGTATATGTATGTGCTTTATTCTTGGCTCTAAAAATACGATTGATTTGATTAGCACAAAACAATCGTTCAATGATAGGGCGTACTACTACCGATGATGAACCGTCATGACTAGTCTTGGCTAGTAAGAAGGCAGCATGTGGGTCGCCCTGGATTTCCATTTCTTTTGGTAATGACATGAGCATCCATACTTTTGCTCCGTCATCATACTCACCTGCTGCTGCATAGCGAGCCTCGCCTGAATCAATCAATCCATCTAGTGAGCCAAAGACTTCAGAGTTCTGAAAGACTTTGTATTTGTTACCCACTACACCAATGACTGACTCTTTTCCATCATGTGTTTTTACGACTGCTTGCTTCTTTGGTACATGCAAGAAGTCGGAGGTGTGCATTTCAGATAATCCAACAGTCCAGTTAAGTCCTGCTTGTTGTGCTACCTGTGCTGCGCTGGTTGCTTCTACCGCTACGCCTGCTTTAATCCAGGCTGAGCGGTTTTTCTTTTCTACTACATCTGCTGTAGTCATACGTCCCTTTCTTTACCATGAAGCCTGATACTCAAAGGCCCATCCTTCGGGTACATCTTCAATGAGTTTACTTACTATCTTCACGGTGTTTTCAATACCGTGAAAATACCATTCATCATATTCTGTGCTGCCGAAGAAGAAGCCAGAGCCTGTTGGCAGTAGTGTATCTGCTTTACTGTGGTCTGCCAATACTTCTTCGCATATAATCTTTAGGTCAACCAAAGAACTGCGAGGCACATAGATTGGCTGACAGTTGTCTTCTCCATCTGCTAGTTCTTGAATGAACCAGTTGTGGATAGCATTAACCTTGCGCCAGTATCCAACTTGGATAGATACAGATGCAAAGGTTAAATCTTCTGGGTCATAAGCCCAGTCTGTTGCTCCCACAAGGGAGGTTAAGATTTTGTAATCTGCATTTGGAATACTAACTCCAGTTCCATCTGGATTTACTTTCCAATCGCGAGATGAGATACCTTTACGGGCATAGAGATACATATCCAATCCCATGATTAGATACCCATTCCTTCTTTAACCTTTGGGTGTAGTTCATATGTCATAGCAACGAACGCACCTGCAGGCCAACCTGAATTGAATACACGATTAAGTAAGTTGGCTAGTGAATAACTTGGGTTGTTTTCTAGCGCCTGTGATAGCACATCTTTGGCTGATGTATCCTCGATTGAATACAAGTTAGCAGCCAATACACTAGCAACTGGTGCAATGAACTCACTTGGAATTACATCCATAAAGCAAGCAAGGTATGTATTAACTGCTGCAATTGGACGCTCAGATGGTAGACCTAACATAAAGTCACGCAACTGAATGTCTCTTAACATACCTGCTGTTATTTCTGCAATGTGGTCGAAGTCTGGTGCTTCTCCTGAATCAATCTGTGTATAGATTGCATCTGTTAAACGCTTGCGTTGTGCTAGTAGTGGTGCTTCTTTACCGTTCTCATCTGTAAGAATAGTTAGATAGTTTTGTACTTCTTCTACTGTTATTGTCATTTCTTTCTCCTTAGTTTGTTGTTGTGTGCACCGTGTTCGCTACTAGCGGTGCCACCCAGTAGGATGTCCCTTATATAGAAAAGAGATTAACGATATAAGTTCTGCGAGTTCCGCGCTATCGCTGCCTTAGCAGTATGCATACGGAATACTTAGTACCAGCCATTGGTGCGCCAATGCGACCAAGCGACTGATGGTTTGTCATAACGGTGCTGGATATAGGCCAGCCCCCGCTCAATCTGAAGCGGGGCTGGCGTTTCTGGGTCAAGGTTAAGCAATTGTGGAATACCAAATGCAGAACTGTTTGGGTTGTCTGCTTTAGGATTCCATGCTGATTCTTTTCCCCATAGTTTCATGAGTGCTCGATGCTCAGACATATTCCACTCGGGATAGGCCATCTTCATGAACTGTTTTGCATATAACTTCAGAGCGCGGGGAGTCCAATGGAACTCGCTCATCTCCGTAGGTTTTGGCTCTGTATATTTTTGAACTGGTGGCATTTGCCATGGTAACAGCGACAAGAATGCTACGTACCATGCTGTAAGCAGTGCGAATACTTTCTTCATCTAACAACCCATCTGTAGAGGATATAGAAAACTGTAATGAGGAAGACCCAGGACTGTAATGGTGTGAGAGGGAGGATTGATATGTCATTCATCGTCATCTTCTGAGTTGCAGATATCGCATAGTGTGCCGCATTGGCTACATCTTGCATCATCATTCATCTCCCCACATCCTGTCTGGTTCTCCTGTATCTTTTTCTTCTTCTATATCTTTGTCTAACGCTATGTCATCTTCTAGTGGTGGCTCATAACTCATCGTCTCCTCCTTCTACATAGATTCGTCCAGTCGCCATCATCTCTTCGAGGATAGCGTTGGCTTTCTTGATTGATGCTATTGCTGTATCAATGGACTCATTTAAGTCCGCTATCTCATGAACTGTGTACGACATAGTTTGTTTCTCCTAACTTTGCCCATGCACATGGGCTGCAGTAGTTTCGTGGGCTGGTTCTATTTACATCTACTAAAATATCCATGCCACATGAGTGGCAGTTGTGGATTGCATACTTTACTTGGTTGTCCATAGGTCTTCCTTTGCTACATCTGGGTCTATGTAATAGTAATTACTACGCGCCTGCTTTTCCGTTCTTAAAGCACGGCGCAGATTTGTATTCTCTTTCATTAACAACATGTTCTGCCTAATGGCTAGTGTAATAACTACAATACTTGTAGTCAACGCTATCAGTATTGCTAACATGGTCATAGAATCTAATAACATTTTGTTACCTTTCTGGATAGATGATGAACTCGTTACTGTCCGTTGATGTTACTGGCCCTGCTTAAAAAAGGGAAGGCAGGTGAGAGCCTAAGCCCCCACCTGCCTTTGTCTTTATGCTTGTGTAACTGCAGTTAGTACTACCTGCTTGAGACCTGGCTTGCGGTCTTTGTTGTCAATGTTTGGGCGACGGTCCCATCGAGTGTTACCGATTCCCTCTGCGTTGATGTACGCGGTTTGGTCATCGAGCCAGTTGAGTGCTCGAAGTTCTGAGATTACCTTCTCGTCGAAGATAACTACTCGAGTGGAGTCAGAGCAAATCATGCGCCCTGTTGGTAGTTGTTCGTAGTCGTTGATGGTTGCTGTGTAGAAACCATTGCGGTCAACAACATTCTTGATAACGCTATTTTTGAATGTGACTGTGTTCATTTTGTTTCCTTTTCTGTTGGTAGTGTTGTTGTGCAGACCTGCTCCTGCACTTGTTCAGAGCAGGTCTGCTTGGTTTGTTAGTTACAACTTGGACATACAGCGTGCTTGTTGCATACCATTCGACAGTCTTGACAGACCATCTCATGTGGACCTAAGTCCACGACCAGTTCAAAGAACCTATCGGATAGGTTGGTGATAGGTTCAACGAACTCCTCGCGCTCAGCCTTTGGGTCATACCATGTGCCCAAAGTGGTGGGCGCTATCCATTCATGACCACTTGGCTCAGTGATGCTGTGCCATTGGTTAGGGTAGATAAGGTTGCCTTCATCTACCATGTCATGGGCGAAGTCAGTCGCCCGTGAGTCGCGTAGGTCTTGGCAGTCCACGCATAGTTCCATCTGAATCATGCACTGGTAGCATGGGTTGGAGACAGTCAGTTCATCAGACATTGGTCTTTCCTTTCTTTTGGGTTGGTGCTAGCCACCAATCTTTCGGGCTATTCGTAAATCGCCTTGTCACTCTACACCTGTCTGCCGAATAGGCAGACGCTCAAGGTGGACAATTGGCAGGCTTGCCAATTTGACAAGTGCGATTACGATATGCCCGCGCCGTAGGCGCAACGGCCCAGAAAGTTCCGCGATTAGGCAAGGGCGCAATCAAGCATGGCAAACAGTGCTAGCCCCTAAAGGCTAGCCTGTGCAGACAGGCTATTGCGTTGGACGAACAGCATGCACAGCGTGGCTTTAGACACGCTAGCATTGGCTGGCGTACCGACTGGTGAGGGGTTGACCATTGCCAAGGCTATAGAATTTCATTTATTAGCCAGCACTCCACAGTTATATTATAAACAGAACTGGGGGCGAGACATGGTCGAGCGGATAGACTACAGTCCAGCATCGCTCTGTACAGTATAGACACCTGTTCTGTCAGTACTGGGGGCAGATATTTCTGACCCTAGACTGTTTAAATCTGTAGTAAATTATATATAGTATCTCCCATAAAGATTTTCCCGTACAGTCCCTGTGCGCTATTTAGGCTGTTATTTAACAGTTTTAATTAAGTAAAAAGATTTTTGCCTTTGAACCGTTCGGAATGGCTGTTTGAACGGGTTAATACTATATAGAGACTATTTCTTTTACTACCTAAGCAAGTTCTTCAGGAACTTGCGTTACAGACTGTATCTACTATCCGTTACTAACTGGTCTGTACTATATGCAGATGGGACAGTTACGTGACTTTTCAGAAGACTAATAACCCCCGTACCGCTATGGCAGCAGAGGCTAAAGCCAAAGTTTTGGCGCTGGTATCTGAAGGTATGTCGGTACATAGGGCTATGGAACAAAATGGCAAAAAGCCAGACACTGTTCGTATCTGGTGTTTAAGAGACCCAGCCTTTGCTACCGCCCTTGTCGAGGCAAAGGAAAACGCTAAAGAGCGTTCATTGAAAGCCATGGGCGTAGCCCGTGAAGATATTACCTTTCCTCAGTTCTCTGAGATGTTTTTGGACCAGCGGGTTTTTCCACATCATATGGATTGGATTGACCTATTAGAGGGACGCGAGCCTTCGTGGTTACACCCCAATATGATTTACGAGCCAGGCAATCGGAACCGCCTACTTCTAAACGTTCCCCCTGAGCACGCCAAATCAACCGTCATTACGGTTAACTACGCAACTTATCGCATCGCTCTCAATCCGAACGTCCGCATTATTGTGGTGTCAAAGACCCTTATCAAAGCACGCGAGTTCGTGTACGCAATCAAGCAGAGATTATCTCACCCGCGCTGGCTCAAGTTACAAACAACCTTTGGGCCTGAAGGGGGATGGAAAGAAGACTCAGATACTTGGCGAGTTGATACGGTCTACCTTGGGAGTGATGCGAGAAACTCAAGTGAAAAAGACCCAACAATCCAGGCACTGGGTATGGGTGGGCAGATTTATGGTGCCCGCGCTGACCTGATTATCCTAGATGACTGCATAACTACCTCTAACGCTCACGAGCATGAGAAGCAGATTAACTGGTTACAAAAGGAAGTTATTACCCGTCTGGGCAAAAATGGTAAGTTACTGGTGGTAGGTACCCGTATTGCGCCATCTGATTTTTATAAAGAACTCCGCGACCCTAAACATTGGTCTGGTGGCAAGTCACCTTTCACATACATGGGTATGCCAGCCGTTCTTGAGTATGGGGATAAGCCAGCAGAGTGGGAAACCCTTTGGCCTGCAAGTGATATACCTTGGGATGGGGATGAAGATACGCCACCTGATGAGAATGGGTTATACCCTAAGTGGGATGGCGAAACGCTTTTCAAGCGTAGAAGCGAAGTAACACCAGCAACATGGGCGCTTGTTTACCAACAAGAAGATGTAGTTGAAGATTCAATCTTTCCACCTGAACTGGTGCAAGGTTCCATCAATGGTATGCGTAAGCGTGGACCGTTAAGACCAGGGGTTACAGGACATCCACCTCAAGTTGAGGGTTACACTATTGTGGGCTTTGACCCTGCTATGGCGGGTAATGCTGCATTTGTGGCTATTACCTATAACAGGACAGATGGAAAGATTTATGTTCTGGATTGTTTAAACATGACAGAACCAACACCGCAAAAGATTAGGCAGGCCATTGAAGATTTTACGCTTCGGTATAAACCGCAAGAGTTCCGAGTTGAAATCAATGCCCACCAAAAAGCCTACTCCCTTGACGAAGAACTACGAACATGGCTCTCTTCACACGGCGTACGGCTTAATTCTCACTTTACAGGCAAGAACAAATGGGACACAAACTTCGGTGTGGCATCTATGTCAACGCTCTTTGGCACTAGCCGTGAAGGCAAGTTCCAAAAGAACAACATTGTAGAATTACCTAGTACTGAAAACTCAGAAGGTTTAAAGGCGTTAGTCCAACAGTTAATTACTTGGAAGCCTGATACCAGAGGTAAGACAGATACTGTTATGGCTTTATGGTTTGCGGTTATCCGTGCCCGTGAGTTTATGCAGCAAAATAGCAATATCGCTAGGTACGCCAACAATCGTTGGGCTACCAGAGCACAGCAACACAAACGAACATCAATTAACTTAGATGAGGCCGCATCTGAAATGTGGAATCACCAATACGGATAAGGAATAACTATGGTAGCACCACTAGTAGGACTAGCAGTAGGAGCAGCCGCCCGTGCTGTTGCAAAGAAAGTTGCATCTAATGCTGTTAAAAAAGCAGCAACTAAAAAGGTAGTTAAAGAGGCTGCTAAGAAAAAGCCACTTACTGAACCTAAGTCTGCTGTTAAAGTGCTTCCTCGTAAGACAGCACCTAAAACTGATTTATCTAGCCGTGGTGCTAAACCAACTAGAGCACAACGTGCAGAACGTGCGCAAGATTATTCATTTGATAAGTCACTTGGAAAGTATTATAGCAATCAAGAACGAATGGCTACAACTAATCCGCTACCAAGAAATGAACGCGGTCAAGGAGCACGTGCTTTGCGCAAGTCTGCTGCGGTTAAAAAAGAAGCAAAGCCAGTAGTTAAGATTAATTCACAGCGCAATTTAAAAAAGAAGTAATAGTTTTTAATCAACCGTTAGGATAATAATGCTTTCTATAGAACAAATTTCTGCACGGGTTGCATCTCTTAAAGACCGTGCTGCAGAGCGTGATGCACGCCAACAAGATGTTCTTGCTGTCCGTAAAGGACAGATAGCAAGTGTTTACCCAGACTTTTTTCCACAGGGTGTTGACGCTAACGTAGTTGCTAACTTTATTGACATTGTAGCCCGTGACCTATCAGAGGTAATGGCTCCATTGCCATCTGTTAATTGTTCTGCTGCTAACCAAGCAAACGACCGTGCTCGCAAGTTTGCAGACACACGTACTCGTATTGCTAATAATTATTTTGCAAACTCTGATTTGCAAGTACAGATGTACACAGGCGCAGACATGTACATTACATTTGGTTTCGTCCCTTTCATTATTGAATTAGACGAAGAAGCAGGGCTACCGCGTATCCGCGTAGAAAATCCAGTGGGGGCTTACCCAGAATTTGACCGCTACGGACGCTGTATTGCCTTTGCTAAGCGTTATTACTTGAGCATTGGAGAACTCGCTTCAGAGTTCCCTGAGTATGCAAGAGAACTCCTTGGTCCAGAAATGTACAAGGGAGACCTTAACGCACAACTAGAGATAATTCGTTACTACGATGCACAACAATCTCTGTTGTTTGTTCCAGATAGAAACAATTTAGTTTTATCTAAGGCGGCTAATCCGCTTGGTAAGATGATGGTTGTTGTTGCCAAGCGTCCATCAGTTGATGGTGAGATGCGTGGACAGTTTGATGATGTATTGGGTATTCAGTTGCTTCGTAACAGGTTCGCATTACTTGCGATGGAAGCAGCAGAGAAGTCAGTACAGGCTCCAATTGTTCTACCAACAGATGTAACAGAACTTGAACTGGGTGGCGATGCAATTATTCGCACAGCAAACCCAGCAGGTGTGAGACGCGTAGACCTTAACATTCCACCTGGTGCATTTACTGAGCAGGCTTTGTTACAGCAGGAACTACGAACAGGAACACGCTACCCAGAGGGACGTACTGGAAACATTGATGCTTCCATTATTACTGGTCAAGGTGTTCAAGCACTTATGGGTGGCTTTGATACACAGGTTAAATCTGCTCAGGCTATCTTTGCTTCTGCATTACGAGATGTTATCTCTGTATGTTTTGAAGTAGACGAGAAGTTTTTTGATGTTGAAAAGACAATTCGTGGTGTAGATGCAGGTTCTCCTTACAGTCTTACATACAAGCCAGGCAAAGACATTAAGCGTGACTTTACCGCTGATGTCCGATACGGCATGCTTGCTGGGCTTAACCCAGCACAAGGACTTATTTTTATGTTACAAGCGTTAGGTGGTGGATTAATTTCTACAGACCTAGCAATGCGTGAACTACCATTTGGTATTAACGTAACACAAGAGCAAGAAAAAATTGAAATTGAAAATATGCGTAAAGCACTGGTTAGTTCTTTGCAAGCATATACACAAGCAATTCCACAAATGGCTGTACAAGGTGGGGACCCATCGGGCGTGGTAAAGAAAATTGCTGGAGTTATTAAGGCTCGTCAACGTGGCATACCAGTAGAGGATGCCGTTGAAGAAGTCTTTGCGCCAGAATTACCTCCTGCTGGTGCACAGGTTGAGCAACCGTCCCCTGTTCCCGCCGCGCCAGCAGGAGGCGCTCCTCAAGCACCACAAGGTCCAGCACCACTACAAAGTCTTTTAGCAAGTTTAACATCAGGCGGAGAAGCCTCAGCATCAGCAAGGACAGTTACGCGACGCTAGCCTAAGGAGGGGACAATGACAACGCTTGTAGCAATTCAAGGAAATGGTTGGGCAGCCGTTGGCTGTGATTCCCGTTCATCTGGTGATGATGGTCGCTTTATGGAACTAGCAACACATAAGATTATTGAAAACAACGGAATCTTAATTGCGGGTTCAGGCGCTAGTCGTGGTTCTAACATTTTGCAGTTTGGGTGGAAAGCCCCTAAGCCACGTGCTACAGATGACTTAGATGTGTTTATGACACAGACGTTTATACCAGCAATGCGTAAATTGTTTATTGATTCTGGTTATGACATGAAAGAGGACGGAGACGCAGCAGCACATGATTCGCAATTTCTTCTTGTCGTTCGTGGAGTTATTTACCCTATCTTTGAAGATTATTCTTGGGACCGCGATGTTCGTGGTATCTATTGTTCTGGCAGTGGTGCTGACATTGCTCTCGGTGCCATTGAGGCTTTTGCTAATTCTAGAAAACAAACTACGCCGAAGGTGGCGGAACTAGATATTAGAATGGCAATTAAAATTGCATCTCGTTGGGACATTCATACGGCTGAACCAGTTGTAGTAAAAGTACAGAGTGCAAAATGAGTAAAGAGTTTAGAGACAAAATAGAAGAAGCATTACGAATCCTTGTAGAAGAGGATGAGAAGGGGACTGAGTTTATCTGCACTAACTGGTTAATTATAACCGAATGGGCAGACTACGAAGGGTCCCGATATTTACACACAGAAGTTAGCGATGCCATGACACCGTGGAACGCATACGGCATGATGAAGATGGCACAAGAGTACAACAGCGAAGTACTTGGTACTAAGCACGAACCTATTGAGCAAGAGGAGGATGAAGAGTGACAACTGCACCTATGGATAACCGTGGTGGGTATCGCCCAACAGCCCCTCAAAATAATCCAGCAAATGTTTCAGCAACTGGTGGCAATGGACAATCAGGCCGTGCTACACAACCTGCAAAGTATATTGCTGGCATGCCATACGGCGAAGGACAAGCAACCATGGAACAACAAATGGGTGCACCTATGCAGGGTACTGAGCAAGTTGGAACTAGTCGTTTAGATATTACTCCATTAACTGCTGAAACAAAGTTTAAAGATGAACCAATTACTGCTGGTGCAGATTTTGGTCCTGGTCCTGATTCTAGCATTTTAAATCTTCCTAGCACTGAGCAAACAATTCTTTCTGTTATTAGAAAGATTGCACAGCAAGACCCAACTGGTGACAGTGAATTAATTTATCGTATGCTAGAAGATAGTGGTGCTTAATGCCAGAGGTGCCACTAGACCCATCTGTAGCACAGTTAAGTCCTAACTTTTATTCTGCTGCTATTAAATCAACCCTTGATGCTAAATCAAGAGTAATGATTGAACAGTTATCTCAAAGCCACAAAAAAGGTAAAGACTTACTTAAACTAAGTGATAAAAAAGCACGTGAAGAGTTTTTAAAACTTGACCCAATTGTGCAGAACAACATCCGTTATATTTATTCTGACAAAGAACAATTCTTACCAGAACAAAATTTAGTAGGTAAAGTTGTTCAAGGCATTGGTAAAGCAGCAATGGGAACTGCTACAGGAATCTTTAGTCCATTTATTGCAGCATTTAAAGTTGCAGAAGAATATGGACAGGTTTTAAATACAGCAAACATTGCTCGTGCTCAAATGGAACAAGGTAAACCATTTACAAAGAAACTTCTTTCAGATTCTTATAATGGATTAAACTCTTGGCGATGGGATAAAGTTGCTAAATTTGAAAAGCAATATGGAAAAGCATTAATTGCTTTAGCAAGAGGCAATGCAGAAGGCCGCACAATTAGTGAGTCAATTGATGAATATGGCACAGTTGATGCTGACATGTATGCTGCTATTCAATTTATGGGCGACGAGCCTACTAAGTTTCAAAACCTTTTAGATACTCTTAAGTTAGAGACTCAGGTTTCACCAGGCCGTGACTTTGCAAATAAAATGCCAACAAACAACACTACTGTTAATAAAAATCACTGGGCTGTTAAGTTTACTAAAATGTTGGGTATTGATGTATCAACTAAAGAGGGCGTAACAAAAGCCAAAAAACTTGTTTCAGGACCAGTTGATGCTATTTACCAGGTTGCTATTGACCCATTAACTTATGTTGGTGTAGGTCCTGCAGTTAAAGCATTTACCAAAGGCGTAGATGGTATTCAAGTTGGTGCAAAAGAAGCATTACAATTTGTTGGTTTAAAGTCTCGCGGACAAAGAATGGCAGACCAGTATCAGTTTATTTCTGAAAAGGCTGGCACCGCTTCTGCTGGAATGGACTGGGCGTTTCGCCAACCAGAAGTTGTTAACCTTTGGGATAACGAACTAGGTCCTTTGTTTAAAAAGTATACAGAGTCTTCAAGCCCAACTGTTAAATCACAGGTATGGAATGAAATTAAACAAGGCTATCCACAGTATCGCAATAGAGAGTTAGTAAAATTAGTTTCAACAGAGATGAAAAAAACTAATGATTACAATGCTGCTGGTGCAAAACGATTCTTTACACAAGTAGATGACTTTGACACAATGCTTAGTGGTCCAGTCGATGGTGTTTCATTTCGCCGTGATGGTATTCCTGTTGCTCGTTTTTATAGAAACATGACATCTGCAGTTCATAGAACTGCTTATGATTTGTTTAATCCTACTGTTGGCGCAAAAGCAACTGATGATGCAATCCGTCAAAATGACGAAGGTCTAAAGTCTATTATGGATACATTAAAAACAGTATCTAATGACTCAGAAGTTTTACTTAATCCAAACATTGAAGATATTTTTGCACTACAAAGCAATGTAAAAAGCGCACGTAAGATTGCCTATCAAATTGGAACTGGTTTAAGCCGTTCGCCTGGTCGTATTCTTTGGGGCGATGATTCCATTAAGACGGTTGAAAGCGTAAGAAACCTAGCCAACCAGGTAATGGATACAAAGTTTGCAGATGCTTTTGCTGAGGCTTATCCAAACGAACCAGCAGAAGTTCAGATTACAATGATTCGTAATCTTTACAATGCATTTATGATTAAAATTGGAATGTACGGTAGCCCTGGCGGTAAGGCTCAAGCAGAAGAAATCCTTGCTAAAACCTTTAACGAAACAGGTATGCTTTCTACAACAAGAAGCGAAGTGCCTCTTGAGTGGGTAGATGAGATTAGCCCTAATTTAATTCGTTATGAAAACGATATTCCATTTCAGGCTTCAAAGGGAATTATTGAACCATCTCAGATGACAGATGGTATATCACCACTTCCTTACGATTTGTTGTATCAGTATGCTGCTACATCTAAACTAAGTGAAAAGACTAACTTTACAAATCTACTTGGTGGGGCAACAAGAAATAATTTTGTTCGCAAATACACAGACTTTTGGGCAGACCTTACACTTTACCCACGTCTAGGTATACGTTCTGCTATTGACGAAACATTTTTCTTTTTTATGTATGCTCCTTACTACGATGTCAAAGCATTTCTTAAGGGTGAAGCAATATTCCCAACAAGAGCCTTAACCTCTATTACTGGTTCCAAGGCATCTCAAGGTCAGTATGCTCGTGGCGTTTATAAGGTCATGAAAAATCTTGACCCAACCAAAAAATTTAGCCCAGAGGTTCGTTATAACGCTATTAAAAAGTTAGCGGAAATGGAATCTGTTAAGCGTGGATACAATGTTCCACAAGCAGAAATCTCAATGGCATTGATTCGTGAAGACATGGTTTATCGTGCTCAAGATTTGTACAAAAATACTGTTTCAGAATCAACTTGGAAAAACATTGAAAAGTTAATGCGTAATAATCCAGTTGTATTTGAGTCAATGATTAACTCAATGGGTGCACGTTCTTCTATATCTGGAAAGATAGATGTAGATTTTATAGATTCAATGTTTACTCCTAGCAATTTGAGTAAAATGATGACAGATGCTGGACTTGTAAAGAGTGGTAAGTATACTCCTCGACAGGTTTCAGAAATGTCAGAGTCAGCCATTGCTGTAACTCATTTTGATAACTGGTCTATTCGTTTTCCTTACAACAGTGAGCCTATTGCACCTGGAATAAAGTTATCTCCAGCCCCAGTTTTTTACAAGCATAACGCATTAAAGACAAAAGATGATTTTATTGCAGCCCGTAATGAGTTAATGGAATCTATGGGTGTTGGATACAATGATGAAATTGAAGGCTTCGCTGTAACTAACCCAGAACTAGCCAAAAGATTCTTATCAAAGTTTTCATCAACAGTTTACTACCGTCAAAAAGGTGTACCAGATGAGGCAATTGCACGTATCCATGTAGAGAACATGCTTCTTGACATGAGAAATACATTTCATGGTGGGCCAAACACTTACAATGAAGAACTATTTGATTTAGTTAAAAGCAAGTATGCAGAAATTGAAATTTTCCGCATGAAGTCTAAGCAAAGCATGGACAATGCTTGGGAAAATGCATCTGCTGCTCTTACCTTTGATGAGTTCCAGAAAGCAACAGTAGGTCGCCACCCAGTAAGTGGGGAAATTAATACACGACTTGTTAGCCATGGAGACAATAAAGACATGGCTGTCTTTGAAGAAGAAGGCGGATTGCCTAAGATTCTTGAAAAGTTCCAGAACTGGTCTATGGAAGTAATGGATGCAACCGTTACTGGTATGTATCGCCAGAAGGCTTTGTGGATTTACTTTGACCAAAGAATGGATAGTCTTGTTCCTTACGAAAACATGCTACGCAATCGCATGGAAAAGGAATTAATTGAGCAAGGCATGTCACCAGCACTGGCTAAAACAAGAGCGGCAGCCCATGCTGAGAAACAAACTGTTGAAATTGCCTTTAAAGACTCAAGCGAAAAACTTTTAGAGTATGTAGATAACCCAGAAGTTAAGTCTAACTTTGCAGTATCGGTCCGTTCTGTTGGTAGATTCTACCGTGCAACAGAAGACTTCCATCGCCGCATGTATCGCCTGTTTACAAAAGCACCATTACGTACTCTATATCGTTTGCGTTTACTAAACACTGGTTTAGATGCAGCAGGAGATGTTTACGAAGATGATAAGGGAGACAAGTATGTTGTATTCCCTACAGATACTATTATTAACTCTGCAATTGAACCAGTTATTCGTACCTTAACTGGCAACAAGACATTTAACATACCAACATTTAATGACATTACATTAAAGTTGCGTTTGATTAACCCATCTTTTGCACCCGATGCTGGTCAACCAGCGTTTGCTGGTCCTATTGGAGCAGTAAGCATTCTTTCTCTTCGTGCATTACTACGTAATATAGTTCCATTTGCCGAAAGAATTATACCTGGCAATCAAGAGGGTATGGTTGCAGAATTACAACCTAGATTTGAAAAAGCCGCTGACGTAGTTGGTCAGATTGGATTAGGCAACTTTGCTGATTCAATGACATTTAGAAAAGCAATAACACCTATGCTTGTTGATACAAGTATGGGTGCATTATCAACGCTTACTCCATATGAGTGGGATAGACAGACTACAACTGCAACTCTTCAGGCAATGGCTTATTTCCAGGCTAATGGAATGGGTATTTCAGAGGATGCCACAGCCGAAGAAAAGAAAAAGTATATTGATAATCTAAAGATTTCTGTTAGCAATATTATGATTGGTCGCACTATCTTGGGTTATATATCTCCAGGTATGCCAACATTTAAGGAAAGTAAAGACCTACCTGCATACATGCGTAAGGTTGGCATTACATCCTTTAAGGCAGAGTTCTGGGATATTTACAATGGTATTCTTCGTAATGCTGGTGATGATGTTAGCGATGTATTTGACCTAGCAGTTGCTACATTTGTAGGCAAAAATCCAGGCAAGATAATCTGGACAGTGCCACGCACCGATAAGGAATACAAAGTATTTATTGCACAGACAACTGAGGTTAAAGACTGGGCTATTAAAAACAAGTCCTTTGTAGATACCTATAAAGAAGTTGCTTATTTGTTTGCGCCACGTGCTGGTGATTATAACTCAGATGTTTATAACTGGCTACAAGCAGAAGGTTTAATTAAGTTACCAGAGTTTGAGGATTACTTACTACGCCTTCAAATTGCAGAAGATAAAGAAAAATACTTTGAAATCGGCAATCAATTAGAAAAAAGACTTGAAGCGGTTGGCATAACACAAGAACGCAAAGAGTTAATTAACATTGCTGCTCAATCTAAAAAAGATTTAATTACTTCTAATCCTTATCTAGAGGCTGCTATTAATGGTTCTATTAATGAGCGTGGCGAACTAGGTAAAAAGTTTAAGACCCTTAATGAGGCAATCAATAGTAATAAAACTCCTGTTGATGCGCAGACTCGTAAGGCCATGAAACTAATTCTTGAAGAAGTAGCATCCTTTGTTGTTATGGCTGAGGATGAATCTATGGGTAGACGCTATGACTTTACTCAAATTAAAGAACAAAGAAAACTAGAGATAGTAGAAATTATTGACAAGTTAGTTAAGTCTAGCCCAGCAATTTCTGAAGCAAATAGATTGATATTTAAACCATTACTTAATTCATATTCAAGAGATGTTAATACGGCAGGTCCTACGGAGGTAAATAGATAATGGCTGCTTCTTCACCAGACCAAGCCCGTGCTCAGCAGGCGGCAAAAGACAAGGCTAATGCTAATAAGGCTAATGCTAGTCGTGACCAAAAGAACTCTCTTGAAACAAACTTTGGCGGTTCACAACCAAAATACTTTTTAGACTTTGACCCAAGCGGTAGAGTTCGTATTCTTCAGACTCTTATTGGCGGAGAAACAGAACAAAGATTTTTAATAATTAGTCCAAATGGTCTTGACTATAGTTTTGCTAATAAAACACAGGTTGTCAAGGCAATTCGTAATTTGTATAAGAATCAAAAGGAAGCACTACGAAAGCAACTGCTTGACCTAGGTTATATAACAGAGCGAGAGTTTAATACTCGTAGTGAAACAGCACTTAACAGTGGTGTACTATCTGCTGCCAATGAGTTTACAACAGAGATTGTAGATGCTTATACTGTAGAGGGAGTAACAAAATTCCCTACGTTTGATAAGTGGATAAGTGGTAGACCTGCTGCTGGTGATGATGGTAAGAAAGACCTACCAGTCCGTGATATTAACCTTATGGACCGCGATGTAGTTGAAGCAATTATTAGAGATGTCTATATGTCTGAACTACAAAAAGAAGTAGACCCAAAAATTATTAAAGCCAAGACTGACCGTTATATGGAGCAGATTGAAAAGGGTACTTTAACTACCATCAAAGAAGGTAGCAAAGAAGTAGTGCGTAAATCAACAGTTCCTTTTTCTGAAGCACAGGTACGTGCTGAACTAGGTGAAGAGATACCAAAAGAAAATACTGTGGACTACAACAGAGCACAGAGTCTTAATTTTCTTACTTTTTTATCAGGAATGGATGGTAAGTAAATGGCAGACTTGGCTACCCTTCAACAGCAATATGACAATGAATTAAAAGCAATTAATGATATGCCACCAGGGGCTGCAAAAACAAGGATGCAATTAGATTTTGATGTTAAGTATCCTAAAGGTAGACCACAAAAGGTAGAAGATACAGCCAATGAAGGTGCAGCAGCAGCGTTGGCATATGGTATAACAGAATCTTTAATTGCTGCCTTTCCAGAACTACGTCCTATTTATGAAAAGTTTTTGGCTAAAGATTATGCTGGTGCTAGATTAGATTACTTTGCAACTAATTATTATAAAAACCTAACTGATTCTGCTAAGACTCGACAGGGATTAAAAGCAACAGCCCGTGGTCAGTATGACCAACAACTAGAAGCATATCGTTTAAATCAACGTAAGCGTTTAACTGCTAAAGGTATTAACCTAGATAATGAATCTTTTAATCTTTTTACAGAAACTGCATTTGATTCAGGGCTAGATGAAAATCAATTAGATATCAGGATTCTTAATTCTGGAAAGTTTGGTCCAATTGGTGGCTCTACTCTTGGATTAGTTAATACACTTAAAGCCTATGCTGACGATTATGGTGTAAACAATCTATTAAACCAATCGTTCTGGGACCAGAAATCTACGGATTTATTTGCTGGCAGAATTACAGAGGATGACCTAGAGCAAGAAATTCGTAATCTATCTGCTAGTGCCTATGCTGCTTATGCACCTGGCATTATGGCTGGTCGTACCCTTGCTTCACAAACATCTGCAATTAAACAAACATATGCAAACCTATATGGTTTAGACCCAGATGCTGTGTCTTATAGTGCACCAAACTTTATGAAGTTACTTCAATATGTAGACCCTAAGACTAAGCAACCAGCACCTATTCCTTTATGGGAAGCGGAAAAGATTATTAAATCTCAAGATGATTGGTTGTATTCAAAGCCCGCTCAAGACCAATTCAACCAGGTTGGTGTTGGAATCCTTAAAGAATGGAAACTTATTTAATGGCTGATGCAAGCGTTGCGTTAAGAAAACTTCAGTCAGGTCAGGCATTAAATGATGCTGAAAAAAAGATTCTTGGTATATCTGTAACTGTTGTTACTCCTACTCCTGCGGTAACACCTGTAGTTACAGATAATGTTATGGAAGAGGCTATTCCTTTAAATGTTAAGGGTGGCACTGGAGGAACTTCTACCGATACATCTAAAATAACACAGGCTGAAATAACCGCTGCTTCTGTTGCTGCTGCAAGAGAACTAGCAATGACACCTTATACAGAACTTTCCGCAGCCGAACGTGCTGCAATGAGTCAAGCAGAAAAGACTGCTTATCTTAAGGCAGCCCGAGATGAAAAAAATGCTATTGATGCAGAAGAACGTGCAGCATCTAACCCTATGTTTGATTTTACAAATCGTCCCGATGCACCAGCATCAACAGATGGTAGTTTTATTAATTATTATTCTTGGCAAGGTGATACTAATAGTGGTAGTTGGAAACTTTATCGTGCTGCTAATACTCCAGAAAATTTAGTAAAATATGGTTCTCGCGCAATAGGTGGTGCAACACAAGCAGAGCCTGGTAACCCATCAGGTGCAAATGCTTTAGCAGTTCAACCACAGCCAATTAAAGATGCTTATGGTAATATTACTGGTTGGACAGTTCCTGGTGATGGTTCAACAATAGATGCAACTACAACAACAGCCACAACAACCACACCAGCAACTACTACTACAACAACAACCACTGCATCAACAACGGCAACAACAACAAGACCTACAACAACAACTGCTACAACTACTACAGCAACAACAACTGTACCAACAGGTCTTGATGCTCAAACTACTGCTTTAATTAAATCTTTACAGGACCAAATTGCAGCATTGACCAAACAGGTTACTGGTACAACAACAGCAGCAGCGGAACAAAAAGCACTTGATGAAAAGATACGTAAAGAAAATGCGCTTGCTAGTTTAACTTCTACATTTACTAAATATAACTTGCAGTCTTTAATTCCAAAAATTAAAGAATTGGTTATTAATGGTGCAACCGAATCTACTATTACTTTAGAACTAGCAGAAACTCCTGAGTATAAGCAAAGATTTAAAGCAAATCAGGAGCGGTTAAAAAAGAATTTAGCGGTACTAGACCCAGGTACTTATATTGGCATGGAAGATTCATACCGCCAAGCATTACGCGCATATGGCTTAAAGCAATTTGATACTGATGATTATGTATCTCAGTTTATTGCTAACGATATTTCTGCTAATGAATTGTCTAACCGTATTGTTACTGCCGTTCAGCGTGTGCAAAACGCTGACCCAGCAATTACAAAACAATTACGAGACTTTTATAACATTGGTCAGAATGACCTTGTTGCTTATGTGCTTGACCCTAACCAACAGTTCCAGAAGATTGAACGTCAAGTTCAGGCTGCTGAGATTGGTGTTGCAGCAGCCCGTCA